TACAAGGATGAAACAGCTCCGCGAGTCATTGGGGTGGACCCCGCCCGATCCGGCGCCGACAGCACCGTCATCGTCGTCCGACAAGGACGCGACATCGTGGCGATCAAGCGCTACCGGGGCGAGGACACTATGGCCACCGTCGGGCGCGTCATCGACGCAATCGAGGAGTACAACCCGGCGCTTACGGTCATAGACGAGGGCGGCCTCGGTTATGGCATACTTGACCGATTGAAAGAGCAGAGGTATAAGGTTCGTGGGGTAAACTTTGGCTGGAAGGCCAAGAACCCCGTGATGTGGGGCAACAAGCGCGCCGAGATGTGGGGCGACATGCGGGAATGGCTACGCACGGCGAGCATCCCGTCTGATCGGCTACTCAAGTCGGACCTGTGCGGGCCACACGTCAAGCCTAACTCGTCGGGGACAATCTTCTTGGAGGGCAAGAAGGAGATGAAGGCTAGAGGTCAAGCGTCGCCAGATGCGGCAGACGCGCTCGCCGTCACCTTCGCCTACCCGCTCGCAAGCCGTGAGGCACGCGACGCGCCAAGACGAGTCGTCTCCCGCCAGGGTGGCAACGGCATGGCAAGCAGTTGGATGGGAGCCTGATGGCACGCAAGTCGGTCAGTCTGTCGGTGGGTCGGGGAGAGAAGCAGCCTGTTTCTAAGGGCGCGGGCTTGACGGCCAAGGGCCGGGCCAAGTACAACCGCGAGACGGGCAGTAAGCTCAAGGCGCCAGCGCCCAGCCCCAAGACTAAGGCGGACGCGGGACGTAAAAAGTCGTTCTGTGCGCGCATGAAGGGCGTAGTGGCCAAGGCCAAGGGGCCGGCTGAACGAGCAAAGGCGTCGCTTAGACGCTGGAAGTGTGGTTAATGGCTAGTAATAAAGGTCTTTACGCGAACATTAACGCTAAGCGGGCTCGCATTGCAGCCGGTAGTGGTGAGAAGATGCGCAAACCGGGTAGTAAGGGGGCGCCGACCAATAAGGCGTTCCGTCAATCGGCCAAGACGGCCAAAAAGAGGAAGTAATCATGGCATACGGCCCTGTTGGCGTTTCTCGACGCGCTGTTATTGGCAACATGTTGGCTCAGCCGTCAGGCGCGCCGGCTGCCCAGCAGCCTCGTATGCCGACGCCGCGTCGGCGCGTGTCTGAGGACATCATCCGCACGACGACGAACTTTCGCCCCTCGCCCATGCCGATGCGCAGCCGGGGGAGAGCTCGCTAATGCCGCTCGTTAAATCCGCAACCAAAGGTGCGTTCCGCAAGAACATTCGCGCCGAAATCAAGGCCGGCAAGCCGCAAAAGCAAGCCGTGGCCATTGCGTATTCGGTCAAGCGAAAGGCACAAGGTAAGAAGCGCAAATAATGGCAAAAGACCCAACAGGGCTTAGGGGCGCCGCTCGCGTCGCCAACACGCCGACCAACCGGGGCAAAGCCTCCCGCGACCCAGCCGATGTACTGGCCACGGCGCGCTCGCGCCTTACTATGGCCCTCTCGGCGTACTCTGATAGCCGAGAAGACGAGCTGGATGACCTGCGTTTTATGGCAGGCTCGCCGGACAATCAGTGGCAGTGGCCCCAAGACGTGTTGGCGACGCGCGGCTCGGTGCAAGGACAGACGGTCAATGCGCGTCCGTGCCTGACCATTAACAAGCTGCCGCAGCACGTGCGGCAAGTGACCAACGATCAGCGTCAGAATCGACCGGCAGGCAAGGTCATTCCCGTTGATGACAAGGCGGACATTGAGGTTGCTGAGATTTTTGACGGAATTGTCCGTCATATTGAGTACATTTCGGATGCGGATGTGGCCTACGACACCGCGTGCGACAACCAGGTTACCTACGGCGAAGGGTATTTCCGCATTTTGACGGAATACTGCGACGAAAATACGTTTGATCAAGACCTTCGCATAGGCCGCATCCGAAATAGCTTCAGTGTGTACATGGACCCGACCATCCAAGACCCTTGTGGCGCGGATGCGGAGTGGTGTTTCATCACCGAAGACATCCCGAAAGCCGATTTTGAGCGTATGTACCCCAACGCAGAGCCGATTTCGTCGGTTTTGCAGCGTGGTGTAGGCGATCAAGCGCTGTCGCAGTGGATTAACGAGAATACGGTCCGTATTGCGGAGTATTTCTACAAAGAACATACCCGCGAGACGCTGAATCTGTATGCCGGCAACCAAACGGCGTTTGACGGGTCGCCCGAGGCGCAAGAGCTGGAAATGCTCGGCCTTCAGCCGATCCGCAAGCGCGAAGTTGACGTAAAACGCGTCAAATGGGTCAAGACTAACGGCTACGAAATTCTTGAGGAACAGGAATGGCTGGGTAAATGGATTCCGGTCATTCGTGTAATCGGTAACGAGTTTGAAGTTGAAGGCCGCATGTACGTGTCGGGGCTTGTGCGTAACGCCAAGGACGCCCAGCGCATGTACAACTACTGGGTGTCGCAGGAAGCAGAGATGCTGGCCTTGGCGCCCAAGGCGCCGTTCATCGGCTACGGCGGCCAGTTTGAAGGCTACGAACAGCAATGGAAGACGGCCAACACGACAAACTGGCCGTACCTAGAAGTTAATCCCGACGTGACAGACGGTCAGGGCGCAGTCCTGCCGCTGCCACAACGTGCCCCGCCGCCGCTTGCCCAGACGGGCTTGATTCAGGCGAAAATGGGTGCTGCCGACGACATCAAGGCCGCGACCGGCCAGTACGATGCCAGCCTCGGTATGCGGTCCAATGAGCGCACGGGTCGGGCCATCTTGGCGCGTGAACGGCAAGGCGACACAGGCACTTATCATTTTGTAGACAACCTAGCTCGTGCTATTCGCTATGGGACGCGCCAACTCGTTGATTTGATTCCGAAGATTTACGATACCCAGCGTATCGCGCGAATTGTCGGCATCGACGGTGAGACCGCAACGGTCAAAATCAACCCGATGCAGGCTGAGCCTGTCCGTCGGTTGATGAACGAGACGGGCATCGTGATTGAGAAGATTTACAACCCGTCTGTCGGTAAGTACGACGTTGCGGTCACGACCGGCCCGTCCTACGCGACCAAGCGCCAGGAGGCGATGGACGCGATGGGGCAGATTTTGCAGGCCAACCCAAACTTGTGGCAGGTTGCAGGCGACTTGTTCGTCAAGAACATGGACTGGCCGGGCGCGCAGGAAATCAGCAAGCGGCTTCAGAAGGTCATTGATCCGAAGCTCTTGGCGGACGAGGAAGACCCGGCACTCCAGGCTGCCCAGCAACAGATGGAGGTTATGGGGCAAGAAATGCAGATGATGCAAGAGATGCTCCAGCGCGTGCAGCAGTCTATGGAAGCCCGCGAGGTGCAAATCAAGGAGTTTGAGGCTGAGGTCAAGGCGTATAGCGCTGAGACCGATCGCATCAAGGCGGTCGAAAGCGGCTTGAATGAGCAGCAGATTCAGGACATCATAATGGGCACTTTGGCCGGTATGATGAACAACGGCGAGCTTGTGTCGCCAACCGCCCAACGGACAATGCCTGAAATGGGCACGGAGTTACCGCCGCAATGAAACCAGCAGATTTTGTCGGGCACTTATTCCTAGCGCGGGATGTCACCCATTCGGTGCATCTCAATACGCGCAGCTATGCTAAGCACAAAGCTCTGGGGTCGTTTTACGACAAGGTAATAGATTTGGCGGACTCGTTCGCGGAGGCTTATCAGGGTCGCCACGGCTTAATCGGCCCGATTACGTTGCAATCGGCCAAGAAAACCGGCAACGTAACTGAGTTTTTGCAGGAGTCTTTGGCCGAAATTGAAGCCAATCGCTACAAGTTTTGTGACGAAGACGAAACAGCAATTCAGAACATTATTGACGAAATTGTGGCTCTTTATCTGAGCACTTTGTATAAATTGCGCTTTTTAGCGTGAGGGTAAAGCATGGAACTTCTTAATCCGATGGCCGATGCCGTATACCCCGGTCGTACGGTAGCGTACACGGGCACCGCAGGCTCTACGGCGACTTGGCAGTCCGGCCCGCAGGGCGTAGTGGTGTGGGCAACGACCCCCTGCTACGTGCTTGTAGGCGAGGGCGTGACGGCAACGACCTCCAGCACTCCGATTCCGGCGTTTACGCCGATTCCGTTTATTGTGCCGCAAGGCACTGGCGCGCCCTGGCGAGTAAGTGCGATTCGCGTGGCCGATAGCGGCGACGTGTACGCGAAGCCGATTAACATTCGATGAGTTGGGGAGTCGCACTGCGAAACGGCGTAGCCATCGGCCTTGGGGCTGTAGCTACGCTGTTTTCTGGCACGCTTGATAGTGGTGCTTCGGTGGGCAACCTGCTCACCGAAATTGGCGACAACTTGGTTCAGGAAGACGGCGGCCAACTGCTGCTGGAG